AGCCGCCTAGACGCATTCGAGGGCGCCAAGCCCTGATTTGAGGGATCGAGATGAAGATCATCCGCGAACAAGAGCCGGAAGGCTTCCCCGAGTTTTGGAGCGTGTGGAGACCCTGTATGCGCCGCACAGACGGGCGCAAGGACGCGCGTGACGCCTACCGCAAGCATATCCTGGCCGGAGCATCGCCAGAGGACATCCTGGACGGCGCCAAAGCCTTCCTGCGCGACATGCCGGAACGGGACAAGCCATACATTCCGCTCGCAGCGAGTTGGCTCAACAAGGAATCCTACCTCGATTGGGCAGACAAGGAACGTGAGTATCAGGCTCGCCTAGCAGCTCGGGCAGAGAACGTCGTCCAGATGAAGCCTCTCACCAACTACAAATCCAAGTTCCTACAGGATTGGGAAGCGCAGAAGCGGGAGGGGTGAATGGCGCTCGTGGCCTATGCGGGTAAGGAGCCGGTGATTAACCGTCGTAAGCAGCTTGCTTACGCTCATTTCAGCGTTGGACGCGACACAGCGGCTATTGCCTACATGCTGAAGATTTCAGAGGCCACCGCGCTTCGCTGGATCACAGAAGAGCGGTGTCTGCACCGCTCATTGCCAAATCCATATCAGAGTAAGAGGTAAGCAGATGTTCGCAGTAGCGTATAGGGCAACAGAACGCGGCATCCGAGATCGGACAGCTATGGAACGCAGCGAAGCCCTACAGCGTCAACGGCTGGCCTATGAGCGCGACCTTGCTGAGAAAGAACGCATTGCCAGCATCCGCGAAGAGGCAGCGCAGCGCGCCAAGGCTTATGCACAGGAATTGCGACAGGCTGGATTCCGCTATCGCCCGACCGTGGCCGACATCGAGCGTAAGGCCATCAGAGTTTTCGGGGTTTCGAAGAAGGATCTTCACGGCAACCGCCGCTATCGCGAAATCGTCTTTGCCCGCCAGTTCGTCATGTATTGGGCCGTAAGGCTCACGCCGCTTTCATTGCCTCAGATTGGCCGGCTAATGGGCGATCGCGACCATACGACTGTGTTGCATGGCTCGGATTCCTATCCAGAAAAACGGGCGAAAATGGGCAGACATTTGCGGAGGGTGAGATGAGCGATTGGAGGCGACTTCTAAAGAATCTCATTTTCGGTACGCGATACGTCGTTCTTATAGATCACGACGGCGAACGAACCGTGAGGGAAATCAAGTTCAGCGGCGGCAAGCCATATGTGACGCGCCACGCCTATGGAATAGGCGGATGCATTCTGGCCGATGACGGTAAATTTGTCAGCAAGCCTTGCTATGTCGATGCTTGGGAGCCTTACGATTTGGACGCCCCCAAGCGCTACCCGACCTATTCCCGCGCGGAGACACCATGACCAAGGCAGCGACTAAAGCGGCGAAGCGGCGACAGAAGCGAGGGCGACCACGCATTGACGCACCCCGCACACCATCAGGACAGATCTCACGCTCCAAGGAGGCGAACATCGAAATGAACATGCAGCCAGCGATCGACCGTCGTATCCGGCACTACGGCATCCGATCCACGAAGGATACTCCCGCCCAAATCCTGGCAGGCGATCCGGCGTGGGGCTATCTGCTCGGGCGCCTGCTCAAGGACGGCACGATCAACAAGGCTCAGCATGACGCTGGCAACCGCTTCTGCGATGACATGGCGAGCTATTACGGCCTGACCGGCGTTCCGTTTCCAAGCGCCAAAGCACAGAACATGTTCGCAGTGAAGGGCAGTTCCGGCGACGATGACGAGGATCGCGGCAAGCGAGCTGCGAAGGCTCGGGCGAAGATGGTAAAGCTGCGCGACCTCCTCCTTGCCTGCGGCGACATCAACACGGGCCGCAAGGTGCTGCACACGGTCAATGCGGTGTGTGTGGAAGATATCGACCATCTGCGTACGCTCAACAGCCCGATGAAGGCATGGTTGGTGCGCGGGCTGAACACGCTGCAACAATACTATGAGGTGTGAGGTGCAGTTCTCTGGTCCGATGTTTGAGCCGCCTCGACATGGCGGCATGGAAAAGGTCGTATCATCCAAAGACTCAGGCGCCCACTATAGCGTCTGGCATCTCGATTCAAACAATGGGAAGACTGACAGCGAAATTGGCATGGACAGCCTCCGCCGTTGGTTCCCGGCCGGCGAAGCCAACGACATGAATTTCGTACTCTTCAGCACATCAGGTATCCACGGAACGTACACCACAATCGAAGATATCGAATCCGGCCTATTGAAATACGGCGATGATTTCGAGCCAGAGGACGATTGGCCTGAAGATTGGCACGGTAAAGATCTTACTGCGCTGATCGTCCAACCGCGCATTGTCTGCCTACGCTGCGGCAATGTCAGAGTACGGCTTGTAGACATCCCATATCTCAAGAAACTGCGCGCCTCGTCACTAGCTGCGGTGGCCACGATCGGCACTTGACACGGAAGCGCAAATCAGTGATTGTGCAGGAAATGATAAGTTGACGCTTATGCGTCTCAAGGGCTGCCGAGAAATCGCGCGGCCCTTTTCCGTTTGCGGGTCTCGCGCGTCGCTGTGAACAGCATCGCATCGGATAAGTGCATGACCTTCGCGGTCGCCACCCGCAAGCCCGATTCCACACAAATGTGGAGCGCAGTGCAATTCCCCGGTAATCCGGCATTCTCCCCTCAAAAGGACTGCCACCATGCCCACTAAAGTAGTGGCGCCTGCTGCAAAACCGCCAAGAGCGGGTATGGGCAGGCCCAAAGGCTCGTTGAACAAAACGACCGCGCTTCTCAAGGATGCCATTCTCAAGGCCGCAGAGGATGCAGGCGAGGGGGATATGGCCGCGTACCTCACTCAGCAAGCCAAGGAGAACCCCGGCCCGTTCATGGCGCTCCTGGGCAAGGTGTTGCCAATGCAAGTCGCGGGCGACCCCGACAGTCCCGTCAACGTGGTTCATAAGATAGTTCGGGAAATTGTCCGAGCTTAAGATTCAGACGGCATCCGTCTTTGAGCCACTACTGGAACCAGCCCGCTACAAAGGCGCGTGGGGCGGACGCGGCTCAGGCAAGTCTCATTTCTTCGCTGAGTTGTTGGTTGAAGACAGCTTGGCAGAGCCCGGCAATTCGGGTGAGGGGCTTCGATCGGTTTGCATTCGTGAGGTGCAGAAGGATCTAACCCAATCGGCAAAGCTTCTCATTGAGGACAAGCTGACAAAATTCGGCCTTGGTGCAGCAGATGGCTTCAAGGTCTTCCGCGATGTGATCGAGACGCCCAAAGACGGCATCATCATCTTCAAGGGCATGCAGGACTATACGGCGGAATCGGTCAAGTCGCTGGAGAAGTTCAAGCGCGCCTGGTGGGAAGAAGCACAAACCGGCTCATCACATTCTCTGGGCCTATTGAGGCCAACGATCCGCGAAGAGGGGTCGCAGATATGGGCCTCATGGAACCCCCGCCGCAAGGTCGATCCTATCGACATGCTTTTGCGGGGTAAGGAGTTGCCCACGGGCGCAATCGTCGTTCGCGCCAATTGGTCCGACAATCCTTGGTTCCCGAGCGTTCTGGAGCAGGAGCGCTTGGATTGCCTCCGCGCTCAGCCCGAACAATACGATCACATCTGGGAAGGCGGTTATGCCACCGTCCTCTCCGGTGCCTATTACGCTAGGTCACTAGCAGAGGCGAGGTCGCAAGGCAGGATTGGTCGGGTGGGCGCCGATCCGCTCATGACCATCCGGGCCATATTCGACATTGGCGGCACGGGCGCTAAAGCCGACGCGGTAGCGATCTGGGTTGTCCAGTTTATCGGCCGGGAAATCCGAGTCCTCAACTACTATGAGGCGGTAGGCCAGCCGCTCGCGACGCATATCAATTGGCTGCGCAAAAATGGATACGGCTCAGCCCTTTGTGTTCTCCCCCACGATGGCACGACACAGGACAAGGTTTTCGACGTTTCCTACGAAAGCGCGCTTCGCGACGCTGGCTTTGAGGTTGAAATAGTTCCGAACCAGGGCAAGGGCGCTGCCGCAATGCGCATCGAGGCGGCAAGACGGCTTTTCCCCATCATCTGGTTCAACGAAGACACGACGGAAGCCGGCCGTGATGCTCTCGGCTGGTATCACGAAAAGCAAGATGAAGCTCGGAACATCGGCCTCGGTCCCGAGCATGACTGGTCATCTCATGGCGCGGACGCATTCGGCTTGATGTGCGTCGTCTACGAAGCGCCGAAGAAGCAGCAGCAATATGCGGCGCCTAACAATTCCTGGGTGGTTTGATGAATGTTCCCGGCCCGCGTGAGCGTGACTTTGCAGCGCTATCGGTGATTATCGACAGGCAAAAGCGCGAAAGGGTACTCATGGTCCTGGAGGCCGCGCTCGCTGACATCGATACGGCTGAGGGCGGGCTGCGACAAAGCCACCTGTTCTCCAACGAATTGCAGCGCCTTCTCGGCTACCCGTTTGGGCCGAAAGCACTCGATAAATCATCGCGCGCTTGGGAGGCGTCAAAATCCGCATATGTCGCGCTTAAAGTCATCATCGAGGAATTGAAATCTGATGGCTAAAGGCGAGCGCATGGATGAGGAGGAGATCAAAGCCCTCCTTGCTATGGAAATCCAAAGCTCGGTCTCGTTCACCGAATCCGAACTGTCGGGCCAGCGCGCGCGTGCATTGGAATATTATCGCGGCGTGATGACCGACACGCCGGCAGCGAACAACCGCTCATCTGTCGTCTCCCGCGATGTGGCCGATACGATCGGCTGGATGCTTCCTGGCATCATTCGCGTGTTCTCTGCCTCTGACAGGATGGCGGAATACGAGCCGTATGGCCCCAATGATGAGGAGTTCGCCAAGCAGGCGACCGACTATTGCAATTACGTCTTCTGGAAGGACAACAACGGCTATCGCGTTCTTTGGGATGCCACGCATGACAGCCTGCTTCTCGGCAATGGAATTGTAAAGCACTGGTGGGACGACAAGGAGGAATGCGAATATTCCGAACTGTCTGGGCTCACGGCTGAGCAGATCGCCATCCTCCAGGCCGCCCAAGGCGTTGAGGTAACAGCTCAGAAGGCCGGCGAGCCCCAGGTGGTGATGATGCAAGATCCTGCCACTGGGCAGATGGTCGAGCAGCAAATCCCCGTGTTCGACGTGAAGATGAAGCGCGTCACGCGGTCGGGGCGCCTCAGGATCGAGTGTATCGCAGGCGAGGATTTCCTCAAGGATCGCGATTCGATCGACATCGAGGACGCGCGCTTCACGGCTCACAGGGATGAAGTTACCCGTTCCGATCTCATCGAGATGGGCTTTGACCAGGAAGTTGTCGATGAACTCCCAGCCTACCGTCATTCCGGGCTTCAGGAAGAGCGCCAGGCGCGCGATCCGAACTTCGATGTAACATCGGACACCCAGGATAAGGCAATGCAGCTCATCGAGCTGTATGAGTGCTACCTGAAGGTTGATGTTGACGGTGACGGGATAGCCGAGACCATCCGGGCTTTCTATGCTGGTTCTGGTGGATCGGGGCAGTTGCTCGATTGGGAAATCTGGGACGATGATGTCCCGTTCTCGGATATTCCCTGTGAGCCGGTTCCCCATCGTTGGGATGCGCGTTCCGTTGCCGACGAGACGATGGACACACAGCGCGTCAAGACGGTGCTAACGCGTCAGTTCCTCGATAACCTCTATTGGGTGAACAATCCGCTGACATGGGCAGAGGACGGCAGCGTTCTCAATCCTGAAATGATGAAGGCGCCCGTGTTTGGCGGGACGGTATGGCTGAAGAAGGGCACGCAAGCCCCGCCGACACCGCTGGCCATCCCGTTCATCGGCGACAAGGCCCTGATGGGCCTGGAGCATTTCGACCAGGTGACGGAGAAGCGCACTGGCGTCTCCCGTTCGACCATGGCTCTCGACCCCGAGACGCTTCAGAACCAGTCGGCAACCGCCAATCAGAACCAGACGGATGCATCTTACTCCCAGGTGGAATTGATCGCGCGCAACATGGCCGAATTGG